CCCGCCGCGCGGGCCCGCGAGGGGTTTTTGAACGTGGTCTGTCAGTACCCTGACACCGTACCCATTTTGAAAAAATTGCCAAAAGGCGAGGGTCAATATCTCGCTACTACCGTACCCATTTTATAAATTTCCCCATAACCCTTCGCCTATTTTTTAGGCAATATTTTTCTAATACCCTTCGGGTTTGATTTACTAATCAATACTAATTTCCCTTTAAATTAGTAATTGGATACTATATACATCCGATACAGTAACCATGATTAGTGATTTATATGCTGACACTTGAACAATTCAAGTTGGCTTTACCCGATAAGGTAAAGAAGTCTATCAACCAGGAGTTGATTGACCAGATTAACAACACGCTCTCTGATCCAGAGATGTTTGAGAATTACCGGGATAACCTGATCAGCTATACAAAGGTAATGGCTGATGGGAAGTTCAAGGTATCTAGTTATATTGATGCGGTACGTTATGTCAGTTTCAAACTGATGGGCTGTACCAATATCGAGGCATATACCAAGACATTCCCCGATAAGTATCAGCGGTTTGTTCAACAGGGTATTCAAGCCAAGGACATTGCTTCCTACGTCACTGCGTACAACAAATCCAAGCTGGTCAATCTGATCTTCGAACAGACGCTGATCCCCAGCCATGTGTTGAACCAGGATCTCTATCAGAGGGCGCTGAATGTGCAGGCCGATCTGATGGTGAATGCCAAGAGCGAGAAGGTGCGGTGTGACGCTGCCAATTCCCTGTTGACCCAGTTGAAGGCTCCCGAGGTGAAGAAGGTCGAGCTTGATATCGGGGTGAAGGAGGATTCATCTATCGCCGCGTTGAGGACTACGACGATGGAACTGGCTCGTCAGCAACGGTTGATGTTGGAAAGTGGGGCAATGAACGCTCAGGAAGTTGCCCATGGGAAATTGATTATTGAAGGTACTGCGGAGGTTGTTGAATGAACCAAGTGAATGATGCTGTGCAGGTAGCGGGATGTAATTCTGTTGGCTTGGATTTTGGTGAGGCACTCCATGCCTTGAAGGATGGTCACCGAGTTGCTCGGGAAGGATGGTATGGCCAGGGTATGTGGCTGGCTTTGTCTGGACCCATGGGTGGTAAGCGAATCCCATCGTCTGCCTTCTGGAGCAAGAGGAATGCTGAGTATGCTGCCCAAACCATTGATGGTTCGGCCAACGTACTCCCGTGCATCACGATGAAGACGGCAGCAGGGGATATCCAGATGGGTTGGCTGGCTTCGCAAGCCGATATGCTGGCTGAAGACTGGTTCGTGATTGAGGGGGCGCAATGAGTACGCCCCGTTTCGTAGTAGCAGTCCGGGACAAGGAAGGCGTGGCCAAGCTGTTCCGCATTCAACATGAATCGGTGCAGAACTATGAGCAGGTGATGGCCTTGGTTCGGGATGAGATTCCGGATGTCCGTGTAATCCTGGCTTCGGTGAACTGATGTCCCGTAAGTTACATCCTGACGGGATGCCATGGAAGGTAGAGGATTACCTTAACCACGCAGACTACCGAATCCCGGTGAACTATGTTCCAAGCGACTTTGCTCTGGAGTTTGTGACCTTCATCAAGTTGGTGAATGGTTCCTCGGGCGAGGAGCATAAGACTCCCCTGGTTCACTATTTCATGTTGGATACCATCACTGATGGTGGCCGACGCATTCTCAATCTGTGCCACCGGGGTATCGCTAAAACCACTGTGATGGGGGAATACCTGTTCCTTTACATCGCTACGTATGGTGAGCTTCCTGGCTTCGGTCGGGTTGACCTGGCTTTGTATGTTTCAGACTCCATCGAGAATGGCGTCAAGAACATGCGGAAGAACCTGGAGTTTCGATGGGAGAACTCTGATTTCCTGAAGCAGTACATCCCCCGGATTCACTTCACGGATATCAGATGGGAGTTTGAGAACGCCGATGGAAAGGTGTTCATCGTCAAAGGGTATGGTGCCAAGACAGGTGTTCGTGGTGCCAAGGAAATGGGTAAGCGCCCTCAATTGGCGGTGCTCGATGACCTGATTAGCGACGAGGATGCACGCTCGGCTACCGTGATTGCTGCGGTAGAGGACACGGTGTACAAGGCAGTGAACTACGCACTGCACCCCACCAAGAACATGATCATTTGGTCGGGTACGCCTTTCAATGCGAAAGATCCTCTGTACAAGGCAGTGGAATCTGGAGCTTGGAGTGTCAACGTATTCCCGGTGTGTGAGCAGTTTCCCTGTACTCGTGAGGAGTTCCGGGGTAGCTGGCCAGATCGATTCACCTATGACTATGTGAAGGAGCAGTACGACAACGCTGTGAAGCTGGGGAAGGTGGACACCTTCAACCAGGAATTGATGCTCCGGATTATGTCCGATGAAGATCGGATGATCCAAGATCACGATATCGCGTGGTACAAGATTGATGCGGTGATCCGTAACAAGGGACGATTCAACTTTTATATCACCACCGACTTTGCAACCTCGGAGAAACAGAAGTCTGACTTCTCAGTAATCAGCGTCTGGGCCTATAACAATGTGGGTGATTGGTTGTGGGTGGACGGAATCTGTAAGCGGCAGCTCATGGATAAAACTGTGGATGACCTGTTTAGGCTGGCTCAGATGTACCGCCCCCAGCAAGTAGGTATCGAGGTATCTGGACAGCAGGGTGGATTCATTCCTTGGATCATGGGGGAGATGATGAATCGCAATATCTATTTCCCCTTGGCTTCAGATGGTAATGAGTCCAAGCCAGGTATCCGTCCAAATACCAACAAGCTGGTTCGCTTCAATACCGTGGTTCCTTTGTTCAAAGCACGGAAGGTCTTTTTCCCGATTGAAAAGAAGACCTCCCCTGAATTGGCTGAAGCTGTCACTGAATTGAGCTTGGTTACACCGGGGGGATTCAAGAGTAAGCATGATGACTTTGCAGATACAATCTCTATGTTGTCATCCTTAACCCCATGGAAACCATCGGAGGAATCGCCCCTACGTGAATCGTCATCCCAAGATGGGATGTGGGATATCGACTCTCCTAATGAAGCAGTTGACCGTATGGCTTCTTATATCGTTTAAGGAAACAGTATGAAATTATCAGAAGTATTTACTCAACTGGCTTATGGAGAATTCTCCCAGTTGGCGCTTGGTGCACATACGAATGGGGAATTAGACGCAGCCAATTACCCTGCGCTTGTTTCCCATGTTTCGTTAGGATTGACTGCGTTGTACAAGCGATTCAATCTCAAGGAAGGACGAGCAACTATTCCTCTTGTTGAGGGGAGTACGTTGTACAAGCTACAAGTCACTGACCTCCACAAGGTTGAACGAGTAACCACGGCAGAAGATGCTGATCTGGGCTTGAATGATTACTCTGACCCTTACAGTTGCTTCATGGTCAGCATGGATACTCTTCGTGTACCACAGGCTATTGCGGCTAAAAGCCAGGAACTCCCTGAGAGCCTGAAGACTAATGGGATTGTCGCGGTGTACCGAGCTAACCACCCTCAGTTGGTGTACACCGAACCATTTGATCCTGATGCTGTGGAGCTGGAGCTTCCCTATAGTCATCTGGAAGCCTTGCTGTACTTCGTTGCGTCACGTGCACATACCCCTATTGGGATGGTCAATGAATTCAACGCTGGTAATAACTGGGCAGCGAAGTACGAGGCTGAGTGTCTGCGATTGAAAGAATCCGGGATGGAACTAGATCCCGAGAATCACGAGCACACCCGGTTGCACGCAAATGGGTGGGTGTAACGAAAATCATCCCCAATTAAAAGCCCCCGTAACTGGGGGCTTTTCTTTTGTCCTTGTTATTTACCGGAAGAACCGAAGCCTCTAGAGTCGCGCTCAGTCTCATTTAAATAATCTACCAACTCCAATTCAACATCAGCTACCGGGACAATTAAAAACTGAAGAACTCGATCGCCAGAATTCCAGCTAAAATGATTGCCACTTTTAGTTCGAATAAACGCTTTCCATTCACCACGGAAATCTGAATCGATAACACCACAGGTATTATTCAACTCAACACCTTGATTAGCACCTACACCAGAGCGAGGGAAAATCAAGGCAACATGATTTTCAGGGACTTCAGCAGCAAAGCCGAGAGGTACTACAGTGGGGCTGTCACCAAAGGCAATACCGGATGTCGGCATGTAAATGTCGAAAGCACCGGCACCCTTGGTTGATTTGGCAGGCATCTTGAAATTCGGGTGAAGAGATTTAATACGCATAGGTAACTCCTGATTAAGTTGAAGTAAGAAAGTAGTATTGTATCCACACAAAGGATTTTGAATGGAATCAATTGATGAAGTTGAAGTAGTAGAGGTTAAGCCACTAACCAACTGGAAAAACGCCCCTAAACTGGAAGCGTTGAAAGGGGATTTCGATGAGGCACGCCCCTCATTTGATTCTCAAAAAACCAAAATCGGTTTGTGGCTGGACAATCTGTTTATTCGAAACAAGGCACAAGTGGATGTTCCGGCAGGAAACTCCAAGATTGTCCCTAAGCTAATTCGTAAACAAGCTGAATGGCGATACCCTGCTTTGAGTGAGCCATTTCTGAGCACAGATGATGTGTTCAATGTTACCCCAGTAACCTGGGAAGACCGGGAAGCTGCAATCCAGAATCAACTGGTTTTGAATCATCAGTTCAATACCCAACTGAACAAGACCGCTTTCATTGATGAGTACGTGCGTACTGCAGTAGATGAAGGGACGGTCATTGTTCGGGTAGGGTGGGACTACAAAGAAACCACAATCCAGAAGCGTATGCCGGTTGTGGAATACCGAATCAACCCAACGCTAGGGCCATTACACGCGCAACTGGATCAGCTCCAAAATGAGTCTCCTAGCCAGTACGCTTCAGATATCCCAGATGAACTGAAGACGGCACATGAGATGACCCTGGAACATGGGGAACCTATTGAGCCGGTCATCGTTAGGTATGAGATGCAGGATGTTGTGCAGGTAGTGCACAACCGACCCACTCTGGAAATATGTGATTATCGGAATGTGCTCATTGATCCTAGCTGTATGGGAGATATCAAGAAGGCTCGATTTGCCATCTATAGTTTCGAGTCCTGTTCTGCCGATCTGCGTAAGGATAAGCGGTACAAAAATATTGAGCGAATCAATATTGAAGGCAACTCGCCTTTGGCTTCTCCTGACCATACCCCGGCAGATAATCTGCACAATTTCAAGTTCAACGACAAACCACGTAAGAAGTTTGTAGTACGGGAATACTGGGGATTTTGGGATATCCATGGTGATGGCACCCTGCACCCAATTGTTGCAGCTTGGGTAGGGGATACGCTAATCCGTATGGAAGAGAACCCCTTCCCGGATAAGCAACTTCCTTTTGTCGTGGCTCAATACCTCCCGGTACGGAAGTCTACCTACGGTGAGCCTGATGGGGCACTACTGGAAGATAACCAGAAAGTTGTCGGTGCAGTAACCCGAGGCATGATTGACATCATGGGTAAGTCTGCCAACGGGCAGACCGGCATGAGAAAAGACATGCTCGATGCCACCAATCGACGCAAGTTTGAAAGAGGGCAGGATTACGAATTCAATATGAATGTGGACCCCCGTGTAGGTATCCACATGCACACGTATCCGGAAATCCCTGCCTCTGCTCAATTCATGCTGCAACTGCAGAACATGGAAGCGGAGTCCCTTTCTGGCGTCAAGTCGTTTAGCCAAGGTATTTCGGGCCAAGCACTCGGAGATGTTGCAGCCGGTGTGCGTGGTGCCCTTGATGCCTCGTCTAAGCGGGAGCTTGGCATTCTCCGTCGCCTCTCGGCAGGCATCATTGAGATCGGTCGCAAGATCATTGCAATGAATGCAGAGTTCCTGAGTGATGTAGAAGTGGTTCGAATCACCAATGATGAATTCGTGCAGATTCGTCGTGATGATCTTCCGGGTAACTTTGATTTGAAGCTATCCATCTCCACAGCGGAAGAGGACCACAACAAAGCCAGCGAGCTTTCTTTCATGCTGCAGACCATGGGTAATAACATGGATCAAGGTATGTCTCAAATGATCCTGGCTGATATTGCACGCCTTCGTAAAATGCCTGACCTGGCTAAACGGATTGAGGCGTATCAACCTCAACCCGATCCCTTGGTACAAAAGCAACGAGAATTGGAAGTACGGTTGCTTGAAGCCAAGCTGGATACTGAAATTGCTCAAGCAACGTATTACCGAGCTAATGCGAATCTCGATACTGCTAAGGTATCTACTGAGCAAGCCAAACAAGCACAGATGCAATCTGATACTGACTTGAAGAACCTAGATTTTGTTGAACAAGAATCTGGGGTACATCAAGAGCGTGAGCTTCAGCGCATCAGTCAGCAAGCTGAAAGTCAGGCTAAATTGAAAAAGATTGATCATCAATTTAAATCAGAGGAAAAAAATAAAGACATTATTAAAGAGTTTCTATTGAACAGAAGGGAATAATTGATTTATATTGCGGGGGTTTTCACAACCCCCGTTCTATTAACTTTGAGAGCACTGATAGAAAATGAATACTAACGAACTACACCAACTGGAAAACAACATCAAACAAGCCCAAAAGATTGTGGATCTTGGTTCTGCTTTGGAACGTCTGAAGAATAACCGTGACTTCAAGAAAGTCATTCAAGAAGGGTATTTCGAACAAGAAGCCATTCGTCTTGTGCATCTGCTTTCCGATTCGAATATGCAGGCACCGGAAATCCAAACTTCCATTCACAAGCAAATGATTGCTGTGGGTGGTTTCCGTGATTATCTGGATACCCTCGAAACTCGTGTTGGTATGGCCCGTCGTTCGGTGGAAGCTGATGAAGCTACCCGTGATGAGATTCTGGCTGAAGAGGTCAAGTAATCATGGCTGAAGAACGCAATATCCTGGATATGTCGGATGAGGAGCTTTTGGCTCTTGATCCGAGCACGTTCACTCAGGAAGCTGAAACCCCTCCTGAACAAGAGCAGGAACAAGAGGCATCGGAATCGGATAACCCGCAAGCCTGGGAAGGTGAAGCTGCACCGGAAGGTCAGCAGAATGGAGCTGGCAGCTCAGGCGAAAGTGCACAGAACGAAGAGAATCAGAGTGAGGAGCAAACTCCCGCTGCTGATGCTTCCACCGAAGGTTCGGCGGCTATTGAAGCCAAGGGTAATGAAGAAAGTAACCCAAAGGAGCAAGCCGCCGAACCGACCAAGGTGGAAGAACCTGCTATCGATTACAAGGCAGCGTATGAAAAGCTGACTGCTCCCTTCAAGGCTAACGGTCGTGAAATCCAGATCAAAGATGTCAACGATGCCGTTTCCCTGATGCAGATGGGGGCGAACTACAACAAGAAGATGGCGGCTCTGAAGCCGAATCTGAAGTTGATGAAGCTGCTCGAAAACAACGGGCTGCTCAATGAAGAAAAGCTCAGTTTCCTGATTGATCTGGAAAAGAAGAATCCGGATGCAATTAGCAAGCTGATCAAAGATAGTGGCGTCGATCCTTTGGATCTTGACGCTACGAAGGCAGGTGACTACAAGCCGACCCAACACAAGGTTGATGATCGAGAACTGGAACTAGATGCGGTACTGGACGAAATCCAGGATACCGACAGCTACCCACGCACCCTCGATGTGATCAGCAATAAGTGGGATGCGGCAAGTAAGAACATCATCGCCAATTCGCCTCAAATCCTGAAAGTCATCAACGGCCATGTTCAATCTGGCGTGTTTGATTTGATTGTCAGGGAGGTCGAACGCGAACAGATGTTCGGTCGCCTTTCTGGTTTGTCTGATATCGAAGCCTACCGGCAAGTTGGCGATGCGATTCAGGCTCGTGGTGGATTTGATCACTTGGCTCCCCAAGGACAACGAATCCAGCCCAAGCCTGTAGTTGTACAGCCGAAACCGAAGATGGGTGATGAAGGCAAGCGTCGGGAAAAAAGACTGGCCGCCAGTCCCTCCCAATCCGTTGCTCCTGCCAAAGACGAAGCGGCGTTCAACCCGCTCGCTTTGTCGGACGAGGAGTTCAACAAAGTTGTGAACCAACGACTCCTTTAATCTCCCTTTGAGGTAAATAAAATGTCTTTTGACGGTCAACAGTACAAAGATCCCGCAGGCGGTTCCCCGTCTTCGATGGGTTCCCAGATGAACACTCAGTACTACCAGAAGCAAGCTCTGGTCGAACTGAAGAAGACCCAATTTTTCAGCCAACTGGCTGATGTGACTTCCATGCCGAAGAACTTCGGTAAGAAGATCAAGCGTTACCACTACCTGCCGCTGCTGGACGATGCCAACCTGAACGATCAGGGTATCGACGCTGCTGGTGTCACCATCACCAACACTCAGTACTTCGTCACCATTCCGCGTTCTGTGGTTGTTGTGGCCAATGCGAGCAAGGCCGCTGCTGCCGCAGCCATCTCCGATAACCTGTCGGGTACGGTTGCTGTTGCAGGCGCAGATAGCTCGGCTGGTGTTGGTTTCGCCAATATCACCGTGACTGGTCCGCTGACCTTCAAGGTATCCACCGCAGCTAAGGCTGCTGCAGTTGTCGCGCTGAACGTCGGTGCTTCCAGTGCACAGGGTTCCGGTAACCTGTACGGTTCGTCCAAGGACATCGGCACGATCTCTGGCAAGCTCCCGGCTCTGTCGGAAACTGGTGGTCGCGTGAACCGTGTTGGTTTCAAGCGTAAGGAAATCGAAGGTTCCTTCGAGAAGTTCGGCTTCTTCGATGAGTACACCCAAGAATCCATGGACTTCGACTCGGACGCTGAACTCCAGACCCACATCCATCGTGAGATGCTGGGGGGTGCTGGCGAGATGACCGAAGACGCTCTGCAGATCGACCTGCTGAATGCTGCTGGTGTGATCAAGTATGCAGGCAACGCCACCACCAATGCCGAAGTTGGTGTGGACGATCTGGTGACCTACGGTGACCTGATGCGTCTGTCCATCGATCTCGACAACAATCGTTGTCCGAAGGGCATCACCGCTATCACCGGCACCCGCATGATCGATACCAAGACGATCCCTTCGGCTCGCATCATGTACATGGGTTCCGAGCTGCTGCCGACCGTCAAGGCGATGAAGGATCTGCACAACAACCCGGCCTTCGTTTCGGTCGAGAAGTATGCAGCGGGTGGTAACACCGTGACTGGTGAAGTTGGTGCTATCGATCAATGGCGCCTGGTTGTGGTTCCGGAAATGATGAAGTGGGCTGGTGCAGGCGCTGACGCTACCGGCGATGCTACCTGTTACGAAACTGGTGGCCGGTTCGATGTGTTCCCGATGTTGGCTATCGGTGACGAATCGTTCACGACCATTGGCTTCCTGACGGATGGCAAGTCGGTCAAGTTCCAAATCACCCACAAGGCTCCGGGTAAGGAAACGGCGGATCGTAATGACCCGTTTGGTGAAACTGGCTTCATGTCGATCAAGTGGTACTACGGCTTCATGGCCCTGCGCCCTGAACGTATCGGCCTGATCAAGACCGTCGCTAAGCTGTAACCCTGTGATGTAACCCAAGGAAAGGGAGGTAACTCCCTTTCCCTTTGTTTCCCCTGGAGATAAAAGTGTCTGAAAACCAAACTGAAGATTCCACCAACCTGCCGGATGAACTGACTGCACTCAAACAACGTGCTGACCTTCTGGGTGTTTCCTATCATCCGTCCATCGGTGTGGATAAGCTGCGTGAAAAGGTCAACGCTGCTGTCACTGGTGAAAACCTGAAAGAAGAAGAGAAGGCAGAAGCGGCTGTTGTAGTCCAAGAGACTGAAGCAGCCAAACGTCTGCGCCTTCGCAATGAAGCAGCCAAGCTGGTACGTATCCGGCTGACTTGCATGAACCCGAACAAGAAGGAATGGGATGGTGAAATCATCACGGCAGGTAATGCTGGTGTTGGTACCTACAAGAAGTTCATCCCCTTCAATGCTGAAGAAGGCTGGCACGTTCCGCACATCATCTATCAACAGCTCCTGCACCGTGAATGCCAAATCTTTGTGACGGTGAAGGATGCACGCGGCAACAAGATCCGCAAGGGCAAGATGATCCGGGAATTCGCCATTGAGGTGCTCCCTCAACTGACTCAAGAAGAGTTGGATGATCTGGCGCGTCAACAAGCCATGTCCAAAGCAATCGATTAATCAGCGACAGGAACCCAGATAAACCATGACTGCTATTGCTGTTACCGAACTTACTCAAAGCACCATCGATGGTACTGGAGTGTTCGATGTATTGATGAAAGCCACCAAGGCCCATTTGGAGAGTGAGTTCACCAAGGGCCGAATCAAGGGCACAGAGTACTCGACGGTTTATTTGGGTTCGCTTGAGCAGACGATGCAGACTGCTCTGGCTTTCCTTGTCCAAAGTCGGAAGATTTCCCTGGAAGCGGATCTGTTGGAACAGCAAATCCTGCTAGCTCAGGCTGAAGTAGCAAAGGCAAACGCCCAGATCGCTCTGGCCGAAAAGGAACTCCTGCAAGCTGACAAGAAGCTGGAGCTAATGACCAAGGAAGTGGATCTGGCTACGGCCAAGTTGGTCAATCTTCCCAAGGAAGGGGCATTGTTGGATGCTCAGGCAAACATGCAATCCAAGCAGGCTGCCCATGTTGAGGCAGAAACCCTGAACGTGCCGAAGCAGGGGCTGCTGATTGATGCTCAGAAGGCAGTGCAAACCCAGCAGGCAGCTAACCTGGCTTCCGAGAAGCTGAGTATCGAAGGCCGTACCGAACTGGTAGCCCAACAGACTACCAATGCGGTTATTGAGGGTACTGTCCTGACGGGTCAGAAGTGCAAGCTGGATGCTGAGTACGATCTGCTGCTAGGTCAGACACTCAAGACGGCACAGGAGACTTCCCTGCTGTCGCAGAAGGTAGTTACCGAGCGTGCTCAAGTCTCTGCCAT